AGAGTTTGATGTCCGAGATTTGGAGTAGGTGTGTCTTCCGAAAGACCACCAAAGGAAGCGTCTTTGAGATCCGTGGCCAAGCACTAGGAGGAACCCTGAGTGGTACCTTCTGGACCTTTCTCATCAATTCCATCATTTCTCGTCTAGTAGTCCTTTACGGAATCTACAAGGCTGGAGTTGAGTTGGATAGTGAAGATTTCGAGACTGAGACCGCAGAGGGTCTGCCCATCGTTTATGGCAACGTCCATACCCTGGGCGACGATGGTGTGGGATTCAGCGTCTTGCCTGAAGAGGCAAACGTTGTCGAAGTCGTGGAGAGGTGCGCCACCAATCTTGGGTTCAAGCTCAAGATCATGGAGACTCCATCCGAGACTTTCAGGTTTTGCTCCGCTGCTTGGTACAGGATGGAAGACCGATACCAGCGATTTTGCCTGCCGGGTCGGATTCTCATCCGTACCCCCTTGCACGTTCCCTCGGAGCCACTGTGCCCGCGTCAAGCCGAAGTTATGGGGGTTTGCAAAGCCCTCTCAGCGTGCTTTGACTGTCGAGGCCAACCAGTACTCCAAGAATACTGCCTCATGCAGCTACGTGTATGCAGCTACCGTCTCCGGCGTCGATCATTTTGGGGCAAACGGGTATCCGAACTAGTCGGCCGAGAAGTCGACCACAACAAAGAACTCCAGATGAAACTGGAGCGACAAGGCATTGAGCCGCATGCCCTGGAAGGGTTCTACCAGCAGTATTTAGATGGAAAGAGTGTTTTCCATGCGACAGTCACGGATGAGGCTCGTCTAGCTTGGGAGGAACTCTTCTTTGTTTGCACCAAGAGTCAGCTGGACCTGGAAGACTTCTTCCGCAAGGTTCCAGAAGACACTGGATACTACCTGGAGGTAGTTGACGGGCATCTACGCGGCCTCCTTGAGGGTTTGGCTACCATTGTCGATTAGAAGTGCTTCGAATTACAACTGAAAATTTAAGTTCTGATAAACTTACGAAAAACAAATAAACAAAATATCGATCAACCCTCAAAGAATTCTCGCAGCCAAATTAAGAGCAGAGCCAACGAGTGGACCGTACTCTCTAGCAAGATTGCCCGCAGTGCGGGAAATCCCCCGGAGGGTACTACGCCAACCCATTGCAGTGTTCTTAGATGAAGCAATTTCTTTGATGTTACCGCCAAAACGGGGGAGATTAGGGACTGATGGTTGAACTGCCTGCATCAAAACTTCCGGAGTAGGAGCAACACTCGCAAGAGTGGACTCCG